GATTGATATGTTGATGAGGGCAAGTATAAAGCCCTCGTCAATGTTGCTAAACAATCAGATTGTAGAAGTAAACAGAGGAGAAATCGTATTCTCACAGAGAAACTTTGCTAAAAGAAATAATATGACAAGGCAACAATTAAGAACTTTTTTAAATAAGTTGGCAAAATCAAAAATGATTGAGGTAAAATCCAACCCAGACATAACCCACGCAGTTATTCTCGGATACTCTCATTATAATTCTTTGAAATCAACCCACAGCCAACCCAGACTTAACCCTATTATAAGAAAGAAAGAAAGTAAGAATAAAGAAGTAAATAAAGACTTTGAGAAATTTTGGAAAGCATATCCAAAGAAAGTAGGAAAGAAAAAAGTGCAGGATAAATTTGACGCTAATGACTTTCCTAT